AAAGACACAAAACATTATGGATTAAAAGAGGCACACAAAACACCTAGTGTAAATTGGATTAAACAATGGCGAGAACTTATGAAAGAACATCCTCATATCACGTTTTATAAGGTTAATCCTTTTGCTGATAGTTGTAAAAACGCTATTAGTATACCAATCAAAGAATGGGCTGATGAGTGTAAGAATGTGAAGTATATAGATTATACCACGCTTGACAAAATGCTTGAAACCTGATATATTAGAAGTATGTTTGACGGTTTGATATATAGAATTTTAGACAAGATTGTTGCTACTTGTGAAAAGATAAGGGAATGGAAGATTAAAAGATCATTACCAAGACCTTGTAGATCAGCAAAAGAATGGGCAAAAGATCATCAAAAGTGGCAAGAATCTCGTATAAATAATAATGATACCGAATAATACAGGTAACACAAATACAACGAATACAAATAATAAGGAGAAAATATGGATTTTGAAACATTAAAATCATCATCAAGTAACTTTGATAAACTTACAAAGGCACTTGAAACAAACCTCAATCCTGAGGATCAATCAAATAAAAACAAATACCAAGACGACAGATTTTGGAAACCAGAGTTAGATAAAACTGGTAACGGTTATGCTGTTATTAGATTTTTACCTGCTGTGTCAGGCGAAGACTTGCCTTGGCAAAGAGTATGGTCTCACGCTTTCCAAGGACCAGGTGGTTGGTATATTGAAAACTCATTAACAACTTTAAATCAAAAAGATCCTGTTAGTGAAGAAAACACAAGACTTTGGAATACAGGTGTTGATAGTGATAAAGAAATCGCTAGAAAAAGAAAAAGAAAACTATCATACTATGCTAATATTTTAGTTGTTAGTGATCCTAAACATCCTGAAAACGAAGGCAAAGTGTTCTTATATAAATTTGGTAAAAAAATATTTGATAAGATTACTGAAGCAATGCAACCTGCCTTTGAAGACGAAGCGGCAATCAATCCGTTTGACTTCTGGAAAGGTGCAAACTTTAAATTAAAAATCAGAAAAGTTGATGGTTATTGGAACTACGACAAATCTGAATTTGAAGGCGTGTCAGCAGTTGCTGATAATGATGACAAGATTAAATCTATCTGGTCAACACAACACGCTTTAAAACCGTTTTTAGCGGCTGATAATTTTAAAACCTATGATGAACTCAAAGAGAAACTGAATAGGGTGTTATCAGGTGCTAGAAAAACTGAAACCGTTGACAATGCAGACCTCCCGCCTCAAAGTAACGGTTCAGCAAAAAGTATGAATGACTCGCCAGCGGCTAGTGATGATGACGATACAATGTCATATTTTAGTAAGTTAGCTGAAGACGAGTAATACTCTCTCTCTTGGTACATACTTTAAGGGTCCTTTAGGTAACTAAAGGGCCCTTTTTTAAGCATAAATATACGTATGGCAGTATCAATATTAGACCCATTAGTAGATAAGGCAGGTGGCATACGAAAGACGGCCGCTTGGTATAGGAACGCTGTTTCATCAATTGCAGATAGAACAACTGCTAGAAGATTGATGAATCAAGGCAAACTGATTGGTAGACCTAGTATTGGTCGTTTAAATATGTTCTTTTATGACCCTAAATATAAGAAGACATTACCATATTATGATACATTTCCACTAGTGTTGCCTATTGAAAGAATACCAGGTGGATTTGCAGGTATTAACTTTCATTATTTAAGACCTGCCGCTAGATTTACTTTGTTAACACAATTACAAAGATTTTCTACAAGAGGTGGAAAAGTTGATAGTAGAACAACTTTTGATGTCAGTTACAATAGGGTAAAGAACGTAAGATTAGTAAAAAATACAATTAAGAAATATTTGTTTTCTCACGTTAGAAGCAATTTTTTAAGAGTTGATTATGATGAAGCTGCATTGGCAGTTTATTTACCTGTGGCACAATTTAAGAAAGGTAGTCCTTACTAATGACATATACAATAGAAGAAATTATAGAAGCAATGAAAAAAATATGTCCAGAGGCGTGGGAGGATAAAAAGTAATGGCAATATTAAGAGGCGGAAAAAGAATTGGTGGTTTAGATGTACGTATCGGTATACCGAGAGATAGATCACTAGACAATGTAACAGGTGACCCACGTTTAAAAAGAACACAAGGTGGTAATCCTGAAACTACATTAGGTCGTTTTCAATCATACGTAAATGAGGCAGAAGGTTTTGCTAGAAAGGCAAGATATTATGCTGAGTTTACCTTACCTAGAGGTGTGTCAGGTCCATTATTTTCAGAAGGATTTGAAGACACATCATTAGCAGCAAATGAGAAACAAGCATTTCCTAGTCAATCAGATTTAAATGCTATTCAATTAGCAAACGGTAGACGTGTAAGAGCATTTTGTTCATCTATTAGTATGCCTAGTAGAGAAATGGTAACAAAAGAAGTTAGACACGGTAATGCACCACCTAGAAAAGTAGTGTACGATCAAAAGTCAGAAAACATATCTGCTACATTTTATGCTGATAAGTTTTTAAGAGAACGAAGTTATTTTGAAGTATGGCAAAAATCAGCATTAGCAACATCATCTACATTTAATACAAACTACTATGACAACTATGTAACTAACTTAAACATATTTCAGTTAGGACAATTTGCTAGTAGGCAAGAAAGGGATGACGTAACTTATGGCGTACAATTGATAGATTGTTTTCCTGTATCAATAGGCGAACTAGAATATTCCCACGATGCTAATAATGTACAAACAGTTAGTGTTGACTTTTCATTTAGATACTGGATTAATTACTTTATAGATAGACAAGGTAATATAGAATTAGGTTCACCTACAGGTAAGGTGCCTACAATTAAGAACGATAGAGGAATTTTTGGTAGTTTGATTAACAAATTACCACCTGAATTGAGAAGGGCAGGTAGAGATGTACTCAACGATTTAAGACGTAGAGTACCGTTAGGTAGAGTAACTGGTGGTAGAGTATTCCCACCATTTAAGATACCGCCACTAAATATATAAAATTAAGGAGTTATTATGGCGTTACCAATAGTTGAAACACCACGATATGAGTTGACTTTACCATCACAAGAAACAAAGGTACAATATAGACCATTTCTTGTTAAAGAAGAAAAGATGTTGTATATTGCACTTGAATCAGGTGATGAAAAAGAAATGCAAACGGCAACAAAAGAAATTTTGAAGTCAGTTACATTTGATAAGTTAAACGTAGAAGAATTGCCTACGTTTGATGTAGAATATATCTTTTTACAGGTTAGGGCAAAATCTGTAGGAGAGATTGCAAAGTTTAAAATTATATGTCCAGATGATAAAACAACTTATGGCGATGTGGAAGTTGATTTATCTAAAGTTGAGGTGCAAGTAGATGACGCACACACAAACAATATAGTTTTAGATGAGAAAAGAAAATTAGGTGTCGTAATGAAGTATCCTAATATGAAAGTGTTATACTCACAAGAGTTTAAATCACTTAAATATGAGGATATAATTAGTTTGATAATAGGTTGTGTAGAATATATCTATGAGGGTGAGAAGAATTATCCTGTTAGTGAATCTACACGAGAAGAATTAAAAGACTTTTTTGAAAGTTTACCACAAGAACAATTTGGTAAGATAAGAAAGTTTTTTGAATCTATGCCTAGATTAAGACACGAAACAAAAGTGAAGAACCCGAAGACAGGAGTTGAAAGTAAGATCACCTTCAGCGGGTTGCAAGATTTTTTCGGATTGGCCTCTCCCACAACAGCCTAGAGGCAATCTTTGAAACAAATTTTGCACTTATGCAACACCATAAGTATTCATTGACAGAGCTTGAGTCAATGATACCTTGGGAAAGAGATATATATGTACAAATGTTGATTAATCATATTAAAGAAGAAAACGAGAAGAAAAGACAAAGGGAGAAAAAGTAATGTTTGAAGAACAAAAGAAAGACGCAGTTGAAAAGATTAAATGGGTTTGGTGGTTTTTAAAAGAAGAACTTCCTCAATTCTTATCAAACTGGAGAACGGTACCTAGAATTATGATGGTACTATACGGTATTGTATTTTATAATACAATGCAATGGTTTATGGCACTAGAAAATCCTAACAACGCACAGGCAGGTTTTGTATCAGTTGTTGTAGGGGCAGGTGCTGCTTGGTTTGGGTTATATGTTAACGGCAAATCATCAAAAGTACAATCATCAAAAAAGTTTAAAGATACAAGTATAGGTTAATATGGCATCCGTAGCAGAAATAGCACCATTATCAACAGAATTTGACGTACCTAGCACAGGTAATAAAAACGCTGTTGAAAAAGAGATTACCGCTTTAGGCAAAGTAATATTTGAAAAAGCAACGGTAGGTCTAAAGTCTGCTACACAGGCCGTAGTTAGTAATGTACCTGAAATGATAAGTGATTTAACAAAACAAATTGAGTCAGGTTCAATTGAAAATTTTAACGTAGCAATCAATAAGTTAAACAATCTAATTGATAAATTAGGTATTAATTTAAGAGATTACAATTCAAAATTAGCTGATACCGTAGATAGATTTAGAGGCGATCAACAAAAACTAAACGAAGAATTAGCAAGATTGAGAGAACAAGGTATAAAAGCAGAAATAGATGAAGAAAGAAATGTAATCAGTATTATTACAAAAGAAAGACTAAAAGAATTAGAAAAAGAAAAAGAAATTAATAAACAAAGTATTGAAAATAATAAAAGAGAAATAGAAGAAAGACAAAAATTATTAAACCTTACTGACAAGGAATTAGAAGCAAAAAAGAAAAGTAGGGATGAGTTAGAATTAGATGTTAGAAATAGAGCACTTGCTAATGAAAATTTAGAAAAAGAAAATAAACTAATAGACGAAAGAACCAGTACAACAGCAGATACAGGTAGAGATATGGGTGGGTTCAGTAAACTTGCTGAACTAAAAGAAGCATTTATGGTTATACCTGATACTATTAATGAAGTTGCAGGTGGGTTTGCTCAGTTTGGTAAATCATTGATGAGTGGATTTAAACAATTCTTATTTGCACCTTTAAAAACAATAGGTAGATTATTTAAAACAATAGGTAACATATTCAGATCAGCTAGAGCACTAATAGCACTAAAAGTATTAGCAGTTGTAGCTGCGTTTCAATTCTTTGCAGAAAGAATAGATAGTGTAAGAGAGTTAATTGTAGGTGCTTGGGAAAAGATTACAGGTTTCTTTCAAGGTATTGTTGATTGGTTTAAGAACTCAGCAGTAGGTAAGTTTTTCTTTGGTGACAAAGAAGAAAAAGAAAGAGAAGACGCTATTGAAGGAAAAGGTAAATTTCAAACATTAGAAGGTGAAACTGAAGGTGTTGATATATCACAAGACGCTGCTACGGTAGATAGAGATTCAAAAGACCCTATCGCACCTTTCTTTAGTAAGAGTTTAAACACAATTATACAACCTGATAGTCCTGAATATTTAAATATTAAAAAAAGAGATTTCAATACTAGTGAACAAATGGTTGGTAGTGATGGTAGAATTGTACCAATGGTCAATGAACCTAAAAGTTTATTAGCAGAAAGACAAGTAGTAGGTAATATGTTAGCAGATGGATCAGATACTTCAGACGCATTAAAAGTATTACAAAGTGAAGCACAAACATTAGATAAACCAGTTGTAACAAACATACAAAATAATTCAAATGTAAATAGTCAACAATCTACTGGCACAACAATTGCAGGATTTGTAGACCACGAACCTGATACATCATTTAAATATGTCAGACGTGATAATGGCGATCAATATATTTAAAACTTAACACCTAATTCTTTTTCAGTTATAATTTTAAACACAGCATTATTATCTTCAGCATATGCAGTTGCAGCTTTCCACTTTGCTTGATTTTTAATAAACTCAAAACTCTCACGCATATATGACCGTGTTTTCTTTTTAGGTGGTTTAGGACGAGTTGTTTGACGAGAAGGTTTAATCTCAATCAACATCTTTTTATTTTTATCTGTTTTGATTATGAAGTCAACAAAATATCTATGATATTTCTTATCAATAGGATTGTAGTATCTAATAGGTAATTCTTCACTTGCCCATTGCACTATGCCAGGATTAGTGTCGCAATAGACCATAAACCTACGCTCTAATAGTGAACGATATACTATGTTATTTGGGTTGCCAACGTATTTTTTGGGATTAGTTGGTCTGTATATTCCTTTAAAAGACTTCTTCATATCATATAAATATTAGTAATATATATAAAGGATACAAATGGCTTGGACTTCTAAAGTAGCAAACATAATCAAAGGTAAGGTAGCGTCAGCAGTTGCAGGTGCTATTAGTAATAAAATAGCAAATAGTTTTGCAGATCAAGGTCAAACTAAAAAGGTTGCCGCTAAACTATTAAATAAATCACCTTTAGAAATAGGTAACAATTCTGCTACAGCACACTTACAAGAGAATCCATATCAGTATGGCACAGTTTATTACCCACAAGAAACTACTAATATGGGTGATGGTCACTATGTAATATTTGATGTACTTGCTCACAACAAATCAGCATATAAAACAAATACATTTGATAATGGTAGATTAAGTAAAACTGGTGATGACCCATTTGGTAGAGAAACTAAAAATAGAAATATTAAAAATATTAAGTCCAGAGGCATAACACAAACAAATAGAGTTAGAGGTGTGAACTCTGGTTTATTTCAAAAAATGGGTTCTAATCATACCTATATTTCAGATAGTATAATATTGTATATGCCAGCAGAAGGTATGAAGTTTAACTATACAGCAGATTACGAGGCATTAGAAACAGGTCTTGCAGGTGATATGGCACAAGGTATTGCTGGTGTTATCGCAGACGCTGGTTTTGCAGATAAGATTAAATCAGCAGCAAAAGGTACATCTGGTGTTGCACTTGAACTAACTAAAATGGCAGGTTTTGGCGCACTAGGTATTATACCTGGTTTTGAGAACGCAAGAGCAGTATATGATAAGTTTAGAGGACAAGCAAAGAATCCTAATTTAGAATCAGTATTTAAATCAGTACCGTTTAGAGAGTTTAATTTTCCATTTACATTTGCACCGAAGAATGAAAAAGAAAAAGACGCAGTACACAAGATATTACAATTGTTTAGATTTCATATGTTACCTGAACAAGCAAGTGGGGCAAACGGATACTTTAAGGTGCCATCAGAATTTCAAATAACTTATATGTATAGAGATAATGAAAATACATATTTACCTAGAGTCAGTAGATGTGTTTTAAAATCTTGTAATATAGACTATGCACCTGAAGGTGTTGTATCTACATTGACACCAGACGAAAGAGGCGCACCACCTACATTAATCAATATGGGTTTAACATTTGGTGAAACAGAAATTATGACTAAAGAAACAGTAGCACAAGGATTCTAATATGTATTTTGACAGATTTCCTAAAGGCAATTATATACTACCTGGAACAACAACATACAAACAAGTTGTTGATTTATTCAGACGTATAAAAATAAAAGATAAAATTAGAAATGAAGCAAGTTTGTATTCAGAATACTTTGTTACAAATGGTGAAAGACCTGAACAGATTGCACATAAACATTTTGGTAGTGCTGAATTACATTGGGTTGTATTAATTACAAATAATATAACAGACGCATATTACGAGTGGCCGCTATCATTTTCAGCATTTGAACAATATGTAAAAGACAAATATAGTAATCCTGACGCAGTACATCATTATGAGAAAGTACAATCAAGTGGACCACAAACGTCTATTGATTACTCACATTTAATTGAATGTAATGAAACAGACACAGGTGCTCAATCAGTATCAAATAGAGAATACGAACAAAGAGAACAAGACAGAATCAGTAGAATTAAATTGCTAAACCCAGCATATTTACCTATGATGATTGAAGAATTTGAAAAATTAATGAATGAATAATAATGTACTCAAGCATAGATCAAAACAAACTAGATAAACCAGGTAGATTTCTATTAGATGATGTTGTATTAGTTTCTTATGTATCAGCAGATGGTTCTAATAAGAATGCTAAATCAATATCAATTAGGTCACAAGTATTAGAGATTAATCTATACGAATCACTAGAAGGTGCAGGTCTGTCAGGTAACATAGTTGTTGCAGACGGTCAAGCAGTTATATCACATTTACCTCTTACAGGTTATGAACGTATAGAGTTTAAACTATACACACCTGGCACTAGTAGAGGTTTTGATTTCACATCACAAACAGGTCACCCTATGTACATCTACAAGATCACAGGTAGACAACCGACTACACCTAGATCGCAGATTTATATGTTACATTTTTGCAGTAAAGAGATTATTGATAATGAGATGAAACGTGTTAATAGAACATTAACAGGCACAGTAGATCAAATGGTCGTTGACATATTCAGAAACGATTTAGAAAGTAAAAAGAGTTTAATTGTAGAAGAAACAAAAGGTGTACACAAGTTTGTTATGCCTAGAATGAAACCGTTTAAGGCAATATCTAAATTAAGTGAAGACGCAGAACCATTAAAGTTTAACTCTAGCGGTATGATGTTTTATGAAGATAGCACAGGATTTAGATATAGAAGTTTAGAAAATATGTTAGCAATTGCTGGTGTTGCTAGACCTGTAACAGCAAAGTTTCAACAAAAACCACGTAATGTAAAAGGTGGGCAAGGTGAAACAGACATAATAAAAGAAATGCAGACCGTTGATAGTTTTGAGATTAAAGATCAATTTGATACGTTAAAGAACTTATCAAACGGTGTTTATGCTAGCAGAATGATAACACACGATAGTTTTAATAAAACATTTAGCGAACTAGACTTTGATTACAATACATATTTTCCTACAATATTTCATACTGAACACGATGGTAGTGGTGGTAAAACAGATAACAAATCGCAGTTACCTATATTTAATTACCAAGACGATAAGATGATTTCAGACAAACCAGAAGGTAGAATTAACTTTGTATCTAATACAACAAAGATACAAAATGACTATGTTGAAACAGACA